TAGCGGGGTCTGATGCCATGTTAATGATCGCATCCGCCGCGTCGATCATGTGCGCGGATTTATTGGCGTTATCGATCATTGAGGCTTGGCGTGTTCCTGCGGCCTTTGCTGCTACTTCTTTTTCAGCTTTTGCGGTTTCAATATCCGCCTCGCCCTTCTTTTTTAAAAGATCTATGTTCGCAAGCGCCTCTTCTTTATTTGCCGGCTTGGCGCCAGCTGGAACCGACACATTCGCGCCGGAGAGCACCTTGCCAACGTAGCCGCTTGAGTCTTGCTTCTTAAAGCCGCCGTACTGAGCGAGCGCCTTGCTAAGATCGCCGTTGTTCTGATCCAGCAGCATCGTTAAATATAAGCGCGTTGCCTCTCTGGCCTGCTGCTCATCGAACGGGTTGTACTTGATGCCCATCTTGTTGAGCATCGCCGCGGTGTCGGGCATGTGTTGGTACGCACCCATGGCCTTCGTGTCTTTTTGAACCACGAACGGATCGTTGCTTGACTCAACGCCGCGCAGGCTGTCTAGCAGCTTATCCGTTATCAGATTACTGTACTTTGACTGTGGGGCTTTAGTTGCTGGTTGAGCGGGTGCAGGCGTTGCCTGCGCTTGCTGAGTTGGGGGCAGCGCTCTAAACTGATTAGGCGTCATCTGCACGAGCTTACCATCTATGAAGTACGACTGCTGCGTGTTGCCCGCGGCGTTTGCCTGAGCGTTTGTCTCGGCGTTAGTTGTCTCTTTAACCCACTCATCGTACACTTTCTGTGCGCCGGTTGGGTCCCCAGATGCGCGGTGTGCGGCCATAGATCTCAACACAATATCTGGCACTTGTGGGCCGGATGGGCGCCCTACTGCTGCGGGTTGTGCCTGTCCTAGTTGAGGATTACCACCCATTAAGTAATCCAGGCTGCGTGCCTGATTCTGCTGCATGGCCTGACTGCCGCGAAGCGCGGCCATCTGCGCGCGCATGTTGAACAGGTCAGCGGCTTGCTGGTCCTTGTACGCCTGCCTTTGCTCGTGCTTGCCAAGTATGTCAGCCTGAAAGTCTTGTAGCCTCTCAGCGAGCGCATTTTTTGGCTGGCTTCTCTGATTGATCAGGTCCTGCATGTTCGCAAGAAGCGCCTCGGTCTGAGTGGCGTCTAGCATGTTATTACCTGGCACGGATATGCCACCCTTCACTGGGGCGGATTTAATCACCGCGCCGGGCGCTGAAGTGGAGAGTGAATCTAAGCCCGATGTTACGTCTGCCATTATTTTGTCCTAGTTAAGCGAATGCGCTCTCTAAATCGAATAGATCTGGTGGTATTGATAGTTCCATAATTGATATAAAATATTAATCGTCACTAAATAAACCACTAAGCAGGTTGCTACCGCCGCTAATCAAACTACCCAGGCCGCTTGTTATCGATCCCAAGCTACCAGTTGCGCTCCCTGATTGCCCAGCAAGCGCGGATAGAACATTTAGCGGGGACGCTACTTGTGTCTGCGTCGTGGTGGTTGGCGCGTTGATGGTATTCAGTATGTTCGCAAGATCTACGGTGCCTTGCAGCGGGCTGGCCTGTTGTGCTTGGCCAAGCGTTGTCTCCGCCGTGGTTCCCTGTGAGCCAACGTTACCAAGCCCAGTCGCCGCGCTTACGCCGGTCTGCTGGTTCTGGAGCGCCGCCTGATTGAGCGCGGTGTCCATGGCTGCATTTGCCGTTCCAATGGCGTTCTCTTGGGCTGTTTGTCCGCGCAAGCTGCCAAATTGGCCTGTGGCCGTTCCGCCGGCGCCTGCCTGAGAGGTTACTTGAGGCAACGCGGTGTTAAGAGACTGTTGCTCTGACGCAGCTAAACCGCCGAGCGCCGTGCTGGTGTTTGGTGATACTGTGCCGTTTGCGTTCGTGATCCAGGGAGTGGCTGCGCCAGAGAGTATTGAATTTAGCCCTGTCTGCGCCGTGCTAAATGGATTGTTTGGGCCGCTTAGGTTATTAATCGCCTGACCCGCCACTGTGTTCTGCAGCTGGGGCACGTTCGCTGAGTTTGCGGTTGCCTGATTGACAACGTTCTGTTGCGCCTGGTCATACCAGGAGGGCATCGTCGTGGCCTCAGTATTAGAAGACTGAGCCAGACTGCTTATTGGATTTGTTATTGAAGATATGCCGCTTGTTAGGCCGCTGACTAAACTAGAGAGTGACATGTTATGCCTTTACTTTTTTATGTGCTTCAGATAAGTACGCTAGAGCGCCCTTGCTATCTGGCGGTAAGTGTTTAGCGTCGTGCAATTTTTTATGTGCGCGAATGGTTTGAAGGAATTCATCTAGCACCTTTGCGCCGCTGTCGTTGCTGCCATTGCCAAGGCCTGATACAACGTCCGCTGGGATAACAAACTCGCCGTTCGCGAGCATCGCGGGAACGTCGTCGCTCGTGCCATCTCCGGCGCCCTTGACGTAGCGGTTCTTTAGACCACCTTCGCTGTAGAACTCTGGCACATGCCCACCATCTGCGAAGTGTGGTGCGGTGCGCAGCGCGCTGCTTGTGTTAATTGGCATCAAAGACGCTGAGCCAAATCCAAGCCCTTGAGTGGTGTGCGGATGAAAAGCTCTGATTGTGGGAGCAGAGTCATCATCTCCCACGCCACCGCCGTCCTTCATAAACGAGCCAGATGTTAAGTCCGTATTGTAGAGCTGAGGATCTTGTGAGAAAGATGGCTTATCTAAATTGATTTGAGCGGTTGAGTGACCACTTAGCTGAGGTGTTATGGCGTTAGAGCTATTATTGCTAATTTCATTCGCCAAACTAGATAATCCGCTGCTGATGCTGCTATTTCCGCTTGATATTTGATTCGCTAGCTGAGACCCAAGGCCACTAATCCCTGAGGTTAGTGAGCTGCCCAGGCTACTTATATTTGATCCGAGTGAGCTTCCTAGATCACTAACATCTGAGCCAAGGTTGCCAATATCTGAAGATAGACCACCAACATCTGAAGATAAGCCACCAATGTCTGAACCAAGAGTGCTCCCAAGGTCACCAACATCAGAAGTAAGGCCACCAATGTCTGAGCCAAGAGTGCTTCCAAGACTGCCGACATCAGATCCTAAAGTACTTCCTAGGCTACCAACATCAGAAGTAAGGCCACCAATGTCTGAGCCAAGAGTGCTTCCAAGACTGCCGACATCAGATCCTAGAGTACTTCCAAGACTACCAACATCAGATCCTAGAGTACTTCCAAGGTCGCCAATATCTGAAGACAGTCCGCTAACATCAGAAGTAAGGCCACTTAAATCTAATCCGGAAGAACTATCAAGCGCATCAGATGCGGCTGAAGATGCACCATCAATTCCAAGTGCATCGGAGACAGTGCTCACAACGGGGCTAATAATATCGGAAAAAAAAGAACCGAACATGGTTAATCTCTCACTATTAATGGTTCATCCACTTTATCAGGATCCGTAATATCGGTTGCATGTATGCAATACCAACGGCACTCCTCTAAAGCGACGACTCGGTGGACTGTATTTTTCTTAATCTCAATAACGGCAGGAGCCTCAATAATGCTCACCTTACCATCAACCATAAGTTTAACTTTACCCTGAGCCAGAATGCTCATGTGATCAAACACATGCTTGTGCTGGGCCCCGCCGGAATTTTTGGGGAAAATCATCTCTTTGGCGTATACGCCGCCGATGAAGTGGTGTTTTATATTTAAATCAATCATACTACATATATTAATGCAAAAAACTGCACCCTGTAGCCCGGCATTTAGCTTGTTTTGCCGTTCACCGCCAATGAAAAATCAGTGATCCAATCCTGCCAATTTTGAAACGATTCTGGGCTAGCGACGCCGTATGGCGCAAACGCTGGCGATCCTGCCAATGCGCTCGCCGTTTCCATCCAGCTATCCTCTGTCGTAATTGGTATATTCAGCTCGCCGTAGTAGATAACAAGCTCACCGTTCATATCATCCCAGGTCGAGTTTGCCGTGACCAATGGAAAGAACTGCTTGATTGTCTTCGCCATTATGGTCTCTCATCACCTGGCTCAACGGTCAGTAGCACCCGACCCTGCTCGTAGTTACCATCAACCTCATTAGACACGAATTGCAGGTACATCTCCCTGAACTCAATGCGTGTGTCGATCTTGTCCGGATTGGCTGTGTTTGGCCCAAAGTCAAAGGACACTGGCGTCTCCTCGGGACCATTTGCGTACTTATTACCAAGCACGTTAAGCGTCAGCGTGCCAGATTGCACAAAGTCCGGCTCAACCCTGCGCAGGTGATTTCTGCGGTTGATGCCAACCAAAGACTTCTCTGATGGGCCACCAGTTAGCCAGCCCACGTCATTTGTCGTGTAGCTTGACTGAATCGCGGTCTCTTGATTGTCTGTGACTCGGTTAAGCCCTGTCTCGTGCTGCCAGATGCCGTAGCCGCCGGTTATGAAGAACACAGGCCCGCCCACTCCCGGATTGGGTGAGAGTAGCGCGTTGACCGTTATCAATGTCACGCCAGGCATGCCGATCGTTGTGTTGATAGTGTACACGGCGGTTGTTACCTGGTACTTAGGCTCATCAATTAGTGTTGAGAACGTCACGTAGGACCCTGGTGGGAACTTAACCGTCACGTCTCCGGAGATGTAGAACTGATTGCCATTAGGCGCAGGTAAGCTCGCTGGGTGCGTGATAATGGTGGACGGCGTGCTGTACTCGATGTTGTAGTTCCAGTCAGCCCATATTGGGGACGGGAACACCTCGGTCGTGTAGCCGCATGATCTTTGTGAGCCAATAGCCTGACCTGCGTCATACCAGATCTGGTCCTTGGTATTGAATATAATCGCGTCGTTGCACTCTGTCGAGGTGCCGCGTGGGTAGAAGAACCAAATCTCATTGTAGCGCGGAACCTTAGTGGCCCACACCTTCTGGCGCTGCGTGTAGTTGATGTTATTGAAGAGCCAGTTAACGTTCTTGTCGTTGGGCAGAATCTTAACAGAGCCGTTGTAGATGTAGAACCGGTCAACGCCCATCCAATAGTACGCGCCGTCCATCTCAACAACTGAGTTAGAGGACATAATGGAGATCTGACTGGACACGATATCGTAGTTCCAGTAGTACGGCGCGGTGCCGTTAAACGACACACGGATCAAGCTATCCGTCGCCCAGAACAGACCTGCGGGCGAGTTTGTACCGCCGCGCATTGGCATGCCTTTCACGATCTTACTGGATGACATGTTAACCTGGTTGGCCGTCACGCCGTTCCAGTCGGTCAGCCCTTGAACGTCGTAGGTTGTGTTGACGTTGTTGTTCGCGATGTATCCGTCATTACCGTAAACAAAAAGGTACGGGTACAGCACGCAAACGCCGCCAGAGACGCTAATAGGCTGAAAGGTAGGGTACTGGCCACCGCTGTCACAAAGCCCCGACAAGGTCCACTGATTGGAGCTATTAGCGAGTATGCTACCCGCCTGAACCTGTGAGTTAATTGTGCTGTCGATGCTGTTTAAATTTTGGCCAGGATGCGCTATGAGCTCTAATGAGCCGCCAGATGGATTGTGCTGCGCGTCAAACTGCCAGAGCAGGTTTGGGCTTGTCTGAAAATTGATATTGTCAATGTAGACATTTGTCACAGTAACTCCGGCGCCAAGCGCTGGCGTGAACGTGACCGTGGTGGTTGGCGTAGTGAAAGACGAGCCGGTTACTGTGTAAACCGTTGCGCCTACGCTCTGTGAGAATACTATCTGAGTGCCAGTGGGGAACGCGTTTGTCGCGTAATCTATGACCGGCGTTGCCGTGCTGGTTATTGTAAGGGTTGTAGTGGTATTGGAGTTGACAGCCACTTGTCCATACCCTGGCTCAAATATAGCGCTGGATGGCCCGGCGCCAATGCCATAAGTACTGCCAGTAGTAAATACATCAAGACCGTTTTGATTGCCCGCAAAAACATAATTAACTCCATTATAAGGGATGGCAATCATGCCCCTCGGTATGCCATTAAACGTGCTGAATATTTGCTCGTAGCCACCCATTTTCTTGGGTGAGCCACGCTGGAACCTGCACCACACACCATCCGTGTACTCAAGTGACTCGAGCGTGGTTCCGTCTCTCTTAATGCCTGCCTTAGTTCCCAGTGAGTAGATCTGGCTGTACTGAGGCGCCAACTGATCTTGCTGAGTCGCCATTAGAATCCTCCGCCAGGAATTCCATTTATCGCGATAAACGTAGAGTACGCCGTTATGATTGGGTCAGATGTGTTTGAGTTATTGATCTGCAGCATCTCGGTAGAATTGGCTGAGAAGCCCAATGCGCTTGTGCCTATTAGGTACATGCCCGTGTGCGTGTCATTCAAAAAAGAAAAAGACGGCGCGCTCGCAGAGCCGTTGTTGGCCTGGTACACGTTAACCGTTGACTGCGTTAAAATAAAGAGCTCATTGTTCGTCGCAAGAACAGAGGCGATCGTTCCGGCTCCCAAGCTGATTGGGGTCTGTGAGCTGCCAGAGATTTGGAACTCAATGTTGTACGATCCAGATGTTGTATTGTTCGCGAGAATGTAGAACTGCGTCACCGTTGGCAGAGTAACCAGCAGCGTCTGTGTTCTTGTGCCAGACTGCGCGATGTAGTTCTGGATAATTGGCGCGTACGCTGTTAGGCTGAACGCGTTACCTACAATGCTGTCAACGTCGTACGTCGCTGAGCTGAACGTCACGTTCGCTGGGAGCGCCCAGCCAACTGTCACAAAGTTACCGGTGCTGGCGTCGTACAGTATGAAACCGGAGTCACCAGGGTTTGTGTTGATGCTTGAGTTGCCGTTAATCGTCGCAGTGTTCTGCGTTTGAATTGTCAGCGTGCCTGTGCCATTGTTTCTAAACGAAATGTACCAGCCCGCTGTTAGCCCAGACACCGCCGGCAGCGTGATCGTGTTCGCGCCAGAGTTCCACACGTACGTTGCCGCACGGCTTGCGTTCGTTATGGTTGGTGGTGACGTTACGTCGATGATGTTACCAGTCGTTGCGAGCTGCCCCGCAATGGTTGTGAGGCCCGCGCCCGCCAACGTGGCCGCGCTGGCCACTGAAGGGTTGAGCCCAAATATACTGTTGCCCCAAACACCTGCAAATGTTGAGTTGTTCGTTAGGTAGAAGTAGACCGACGCGCCGGGTGATATGGTCGTGCTGTTCTGCCCAGAGGCGTCCGTTACGACGAACGAGTACAGGCTAGACTTGTTGTTGAATAAAATATCAGAGCCAACTGATCCCTGATCTGCCTCTGGCAGGAGGATCGACAATCCGGCGCTGGCCGGTGTGCAGTCCATAATCCTGGCGGCCGCGATCTCTGTTGGATTAACAACGGCTGGCCAGTACAGAGGAGTATTAGCGCTGAACGTGAGCGCAAAGTACGATACGTCCGTTGGCTCAATGACCGTGCCAGTGAATGGGGATGTAAATGTGGACATGTGTTATGGTTCCTGTACGCTGACGTTTCGGTCGATGCGTCGAGAGTTGTCTTCTTTCTTAATTGCCGCTACTGCGTCGTCAAAGTACCCTTTCCATGTGGCGATCTTGTCCTGCGCCTTTAGGTACACCATGGCGTGGTACATGGACGCGTACAGCATGAGCTGTGGCGTTGTCTGCGTGAAAAGGTTTTGCTCGTTGTTTGAGTCAAGCGGCTGAATCAGGCTGTAGTAAATGATCTCGACCGGCGTGCTGGCGCTTGGCGCTGGCGCAAAGGTCCAGTTCATGTAGTCATAGTCCGCGTAGTACTGAGGCTGCCCGGCGCTAGACTCTGACTGATACATCGCCACGTAGTCCTGGCTGCGCAAGAAGATTGGCTCGCCATTAATCTTCATGGAGACCGTCTTCCTCCACCTCGCAGGCTTTGCGAGCACTGTCTGATTTGTTGCGAGCGTTGTCTCAACAACCACGAGCTGCAGGAATGTCTTCAACTCGGCGGCGATTGATGCCTCCGCGAGCGCGATGATCGTCGGTATCGTCGCCACGAACTGAGAGTCATTACGCTCAGTGTAGTTGATGATATCCGCCGTCAGCGAATCATAGGTCATTACTGATGTGGTTGTCATCTGGTGTAGTACGAGTAATTTGGCTGGAAGTAGATTGGTGACTTGTCGCGGTCCTCGTCCTCTGCCTGCGTCCTCATCTCAAGCGCCAGTGCCTTAAGCTCCGCGCGTCTACCAGAGTCAATATCTGGCAGCTGAAACGCTAGCTTGTAGGATAGCTCAGACTGAATGTACGGTATCCACCTGTTAGGTAGGTACAGCTGATTGGTGAGGGATCCAACGTCCTGCGGCTGCATCTCAAGCACCAACTGGAACACTTGGAAGTCATTTGATGGCACGGGCCACAAGTACATCTGCGGATCAATGGTTCTGTTGAACCAGTACTGCAGCGAGCGCACGCTTGGGAATTGTTTGTTGGGTAGGTTCCAGTAGTCGTCGCGGTTCAGTCTCGCCAGGGGAATAACCTGCTGCGATTGAGCGAACACGATCTGCCTGACTGAGTATGTTGTCGCAACGGTCTCGCGCAGCCTATGGTAGTAGTGCTCCTGCGTTATGTTGACCGGGAAGTACGCCCATTCTCTGTCGCCAAGCGTTGTCGTTGGGAGCGCTATCTGCTCCGTCCACGTGATACCGTCCTCGCTTGTCTCGTACACCAGGTTGTACGTCTGCGTGCCGCCAAAGGTCGGTGAGTATCCGTTCACGCCGATGTAGTAAACCGACTGAGCGGCCTGGTAGTACGCGCCGAACCAGTTCTCCGCGGTCGTGGTCGTGCCGTACAACGAGAGACTCTGATCGAACACGATCAGCGAATTTGGATTATCAACCGGCAGCGTCGTCGTGATCGTTGGGTTAACGATGTAGACCCAGTTCGCCTCAAGAACGTCAATCGTGCCAGGGGGCAGCGACATGATCTGCTGATTGGCCTGAGCGCCGAGCACGTAGTTATCCAGCAGCCACAGATTTGGGCCACGGTTAACGCTGTTCTGAAGTATGTAGAACAGCGCCTGCTTGGCTGTGTCAACGAGCTCTGGCGTCATCTCCTCGGCCTGCTTGCCGCAGTCACGGAAGGAGTACGCGATCAGCTGATCTACGTTAACCGTAGTCTGATTGGTTGTTCCAGAGTAGGCCACGTCTTACCTTCCGCGGCCAGAGGATTTCCTTGCGGGCAGGTTCGCCTTGGCCTTACCAGCCTTAACAAACTCAGCCCCCACTTTTCTAGGTATCCCTACTTTTTTAGCGAACTCTGGTGAGTTCTTGACGCCCTGCATGAGGCGCTCCTGCGCCTTAGATTGAATCGGCATTATTGTGCTCCTTGTGGCAGCATACTTGGCTGAACTGGATTGGCTTGCTGGGGCGCTGCAGCGGCTTGCTGAGGTCTGAACATCGCCTGCTGAATGGCTAGTCGCTGCTGAGGCGTTAATGCGCCAGGAGCGGGCTGCTGACCCATTAACGAGCCTGTGAGGCTGCCGACGGCCATCTTCTTGATTGGTCCGCCGGCTTTATGCTTTTTTACGGCGGATCCTCTCTTCATGCCGTCGATGTCGTCCACCGCGTCTAATCCGCCCTTAGCTGGCTTTGCCTGAGCCTTTGACTCAGCGTCAGCCTTCTTGTCTCCAGTTGGGGGGACCTTTTTGATCTTGTCCTTATCCGCAGCGGACTTGCTCTTCTCTTTCTCTACGTCGCTGGAGCGGCTAGATGGGCGCTTAGCGGCCTCTGATGGCGCTGTGGCCTTCTTAGGGGCGTTATCTTTGACTTTCTTAATCTTATCCGCGTCGCCAGACTCTTTGCCGCTCTCGATTGAGCCGCCGGCCTTGTACTTGCGAACATTACCGCCCTCTTTCTTGGTGCGGCCGCCTTTGCGCAGCTTGCTAAGGTCGGTCTTCTCGCCGTCGTGCAGCTGATTATCATGCATACCAAAAGCGGACTTCACCACCTTCTTGGCGGTCTTCTCGTCCTGCTTAATGTCGGCCTTGCCGCCCTCTTTGTAGCTGCCACCAGAGCACATAGGCTTAGCCTTACCGCCCTCGCGCATCACGTTGACCTTGCCGCCCTCTTTGAAGTGCTGCATCTTAGGAAGCGTTTTAAATCCGTCCATTTTTAATCCTTTAGGTTACCTATATATAGTAATGCAAAATTATTACTGCTCTTGCCCCAAGAACAGTGCTCTCTCACGCTTTCTGCGGCCCTCCAGCTCGGGAGGTTTGTTCCACATGAGGAACGCGTCCGCGGCGCCGTTGAGGTCGCCCTGGTTGATCTTTCTAACAACGGTGGACTCTTTGAAGTGCGTTGCGCCAATGTTAAAGCACAGGCTGTACAGCGCGTCGTACTGGTTCTGGGTGAGCGGGACCTTGATCGACTGATTAACGGCCTCGTCGCACCATTTAAGGTCGTTCCTGAGCAGATCCTCGACCTGCTCGGTGGTGAGCGTGATGTCCTTTAGGTTGCTCTCCTCCGGCTTGATCAGGTGCCCCACGCCGATCGTCATAAGCCCCTTACTGTCCGCGTAGGCTTTACTCCGGAAGCCCTCTTCCTTGGTCACGAACTCGAGCGTTGATTTTGCTATTGCCATTACTTTCTCTTTTAAGTTTTCAATTTGCGGTTGCCAGGTGATGAAAATGTCAATCACCAGTAAGAGCGCCAGTAGCGCCTTCTTCATGCTATTAGGGCGCTGGCTTATGCAGCATCTGGTCCTTAGCCTGGCTGCTGGCGGATGAGCCGAAGTAGAACGACATAATGGCTGTCCACGCCGTGCCCAGGCTGCCCAGCATGAGCAGCAGCGCGTCGCTTGTCTTAAATGTCTCCATCATGAGGCCGATCAGGATGCCAAAGAAGCCTGAGGTGACCATGACCGCTAGCAGTGGAGGGATGAACGAGTGCGAGCTTGACTGCATGTCCCTCGCGGACTTTCTGTCGTCCACGGCGAGCTGCTCAAAGTCCAGGCCCAGCTCCTGTGCCTTGGCCTTCAGCGCTATCTCCGCCTGCTGCACGCTGGCGATCTGATCAGAGGTGAGCTTGCCGTCGTCCAGCATCTTCTTCGCGTCGTCTTGGGATATGTTGAGCGCCTTAGAGACGGCCTCGTACGCCAGGCCGCCCAGAGGGCCTCCTAGGCATGTCGCTATTGTTGGGCAAATTGTTTTTAGCCAATCCATCTTATTCTCCTATTTACTGTGCCAGTTCTGCTCGTACATAACCAGCTCCTCTGCGCTCGCGCGCTTCTTCATCTCGTAGTCCGTGTGTATCGCGTAGAACATGCCCGCCATCACGAAGCTCACGACCAGGATCGCCGTGGCGATCGCGAATCTTATGTGCCAGCGATCGTAGAACTCTCTTTTCTTTCTCTCAGCCGCTATGAACTTTTTTTTTCAGCCAGTTCTTTTGCCTCTTTTTCGGCTCGTAGGCGGTTGCGCTCTACTGTGAATGGCTCCCAGATCGCTCCGAGCTCTGGCGGTGAGTGATAGATCAGCAGCTCGCGCAGCTCTGTCTCCGCGTTCTCTAGGCGCTTTCTGGCTATGATGTTATCCAGCGCGATGACGCTCAGAGATTTGCCCTTTGGCGGGTTCTTTTCTTTTTCTTTAAAGTCCTCGATCGCCGCTTCTTGGTGATCAAAGAAGTCACCGAGGTGCTTGCTCATGTCCGTCACTATGTCGTGAACGTCATGCGCCGTGCCCTTAACCTCTTTGTAGACGGCGACGCCCTGCTTAATGGCACCAAACGCCATCATGGCGAGCGTTAGTGGGTCCATTACCTAATCGTCAAGAAGTGCGTCAAGTAGCCCACGCAGGAGCTGATCGCGGAGACGATCACCATGCCCATCCAGAAGCCGCCCTTGGATTTATTGGCGAGCTCGACGAGCTGGCACACAGAGGTCTCCAGCTTGTCGATCTTCCTCTCTAGCGCGTCTACGTTCGCGACCAGTTGACCGTACTGAAATAAGTCAAATGAGTCGCTCACGCTTAATTACCGGCTACGGGTGCTACGGATGTTGGCGCTAGGGCCGCAGGCGCTGTGGTTGTTAGCGCTGCAGGGGCCTCTACAGGGGCCTCTACAGGGGCTGCAACGGGTGCTGGGGCCTCTACAGGGGCTGCAACGGGTGCAGGTGCTGGCACTGGCGCCGCTGCGGCGATTGCGATCACCTGCTGCTGGATGACCGATATGGTCGGCGCGGTGTTGGCGGCGGTTGATGAGTCGTTCGCTGTTGGAGGCGCGGATGATACGGGTTTTTGGCTGAGCGCGACGACGTGGTGATCGGCGTAGATGCTCTCCAGGTGAGCGATGAATGACTCAATCTCTGTCTTGGCCTCTGACTCGAATTTTTGCAAGTGTGAGCGGATCTCTTTTAAGAATGACATGGTTTTCTCCTTAGGTTAATTGGCTGGCGTCTCAATAACCTTGAGCAAGGTTACGACAACTGAAATTATAAGACCTGCTATCATTTGATGGATAGGGGTTAGGGGTAGCTCGAACAAAAAGCCCTGCATGACGGACAGGACTGCGATGATTAAGGCCCACTGGACCGATTTGGTTTTGAGTACGGTGATTAGTGTGTTCATGATTTAGGTTGTAGTGCTGTTACTTGGGATTGTAGGGTTGTTAATTCTGCGCTGAGTTGCTGAATTGCGCTAACCATTGTTGGTATCATGTCACCCATTTTCAAATACAGTTTGTTTATATTTGAACCATCTTCAGCATGAGAATACACAGATTCTGAAACCAAATCAGGCAACACAGTTTGAACTTCTTGAGAAATAAATCCTGCTACGTTTGTGCCGTCTCCGTTAATCCAATCAAACCTACGGGGCTGAAGTTTGTTAATCTCAGCTAACCCCGTTTCTAAGGGTTTAATATTTGTTTTAAGTGTTTGGTCTGAAAGTGCAGTAATACTTGTGCTTGTTGCATATACAGTTCCTCCAGCCCCTACATAAAAACGGTAAACCCCTGCTGTTGTTGAAAATAAATTCCAAGTTGACCATGAGTTTGTACTTTGAGAAGTAACTGAACTTGTTGTGCCATCAGGATACGCCATAAAACCGTTTCCAGATGTTAAACTTGCACTTGTTTTCCCCACCAACAAGTTACCACTAGCATCTAGTGTCATTATTTGAGATGGAGTTGCAGTATTCCCCGCTGTTCCTGATGCGGCTGTATACCACTGATGTTGACCGTTCGTGTTACTTTGAAGATACGATAACCCATAAGTGCTTGTCAGATATTTCCACGCATAACCAGCAGAAGTTGCTACCAACCCATTTTGCATTGCCGTATACAAATTAGTAGACGAAATGCTTCCTGCGGTATTAAGTTGAAAAGCAGAAACTCCAGACCAGTTAGTGCTAGGAGTAACACCTAATCCAAAGTTACCATTTGTATCTAATGTCGCATTAGTCGTACCATTAGATTGCAGACTTAAACTTGATCCTGATGCTGATCCAACAATAGGAGATATAACCTGTGTTGTTACTGTCTCTGTTCCTGTGTTTGTTATGCCAGGGGTGCTGATACCTGTTGTGCCGTTGATGGTTACGGTCATGGTAATGTCTCCATAAAGGTTTTGATCTGGTCAGCCGTCATGACTGTGCCAGTAGCGTCTTCAAGTTGTATACCGTTGGTGATGTCTTTTTTGAAGTTTGCATAGTCTGTGTTGCCAGGTGCGAAAGGTATAAACGCAGTATCTGCTACTCTTTGAATAACATTTATTGACACAACGCCACTTGGGTTCAGTATTTGTTTGTACATATTAGAGTTCCGCTGTGTAGGTTATATAACCTGTTGAATATGGCTGCACATTAAATGGACCTGTTGCCGTGGCGCCTACATAAATAAAAACACTTTGGTAATCATTAGGAGAGGCTACGGGAGTTGATGTTGTTGTATTTGAATGCGTCCAACTTCCACCAAAAGCAACAGTTGGAGTTGTTCTCATCGCAACAGGCAATGGGTATGATTGACCACAACTATAATTTGCTAAGTTATATCCATAAATTGTTCCTTCACCATATCCTGTATTGCTGCCAAGGGGAGTCTGTCTAAAGTACCTCCACGCCATCATCAACTCTCTACCATAGTCACGGTAATCAAAGCTAGTAGCTGTTGTTCCTTTTTCTAGTTGGACACCTGTTATGTAGAGATAGTTACTGGTACTGCCCATCAAAGATGTAGCGCCCGTTGATGTTACATAGTAGCCAGAAGACCAAGCTCCAGCAGTGCCACTATTGGCAGTGCCGACACCCAAGCCCCAACATACCCTAATCCCAACGCCATTGGTAGCCCCAACCCAAGTTCCTGACTGATCTCCAGCAATTGTGATGCTGATCGAAGTCCAAGTATTTGCCGATGAAATCGTGTAGTTAAACGGATATGCTCTGTTGTTTGCGCTATTCAGCAAAGAGCCGCCAAAAGTTCCAGTTAAATTGGAGTAAGCCCAAAATGAAAGAGTTACTGTTTTAGCGTTTGCCGTTCCAAATCCTAGGTCAGAGGTATTAAAACCTTCAATGGCTTGTGAAATATAAAAATAATCTGAACTTCCAACGGAAGCAGTTGCCGCACAACTAACCCCTAAATAATTTGAAAACCCAATAGGGGGATTTGCACTTAACTGTTGAAATGTAAGTTTTGATGCTTGTGATGCGGAAAAGTTAAATCTATCAATGTAATATACATAAGCCGCTGTTGTACTTGGCGTTACAGCGTTTGTCCCGTTGTACTGGCTAATATTCATCGCACCATTAATAATGCGATTCTTAAACCCAAAAGTATTAGGTGTGTTTAAGTACCCCGCTAAAGTTGTGTTCTGATTATTATCAATAGTCAACGCTGTAGTAGCCGTACCTGCACTTGTTGTAGACTGCAACGCAAGCTGACCTGATGTGTCCCCTGCGTACTTTATCCCTGATGTACCGCTTGATACACCATTGTCTGCGATAAGTAGATTAGCCATTGTTTATCCTTTAAAAACCTGCCACATTAGCGGCTTTGAGTTTTGCTTCTAGGGCTGTGATTGTGGTTGCCTGTGCTGTGACAAGCGTGTTTAGTTCTTGAATGGAAGCAATTAAGATTGGGATAAGTTCTGTATAACGAACACCCAAATAATCTGTTTCATCTTCTTTAGAATGACGAACTGTATCAATAGCTTCTGGCACAACAGCCTGTACTGACTGAGCAATTACACCAACTTGAGGTTTATTGGTTTCGTCATCTTTCCAAGTAAACTTAACTGGCTGTATTTGTGCAATGTCAGCAAGAGCCGTTGTGTAAGTACCTGTGACGTTTTTAAGGCGAGAATCAGAGGCTGACACCCAAGCAGTTGCACCAGATGTAAGACTTACACCGCCAGAAGTGCCACCAGCAGTACAAGTCAAAGTATTGTACGAAGTTCCACCTTTAATGTTTGAGTTAGAGCCTACGTACCATACATATGATTGAGAACCTATTGCTCCTGTTGAAGCGGCAATTACTGGACCCCATCCACTGGTTGCATACCCATTTAAAGCAATATTTCCTGAACCAGCGGTTGTACCTAACCCAAAATACCAAGCATCTCCGTTATTTCTATATGCAGAAGGATTCCCAGCCCCATCAGACAGCACAATGTAGTTACTGGATGTGGTGATGTTTAGACCACCTTGGTTGCCTGAGAACGAACCAAGAATAGTGTTATTAGTGCCAGATGTAACTGATGAGCCAGAGCCGTTTCCGATAAAAGTATTAAAAGTGTTTCCCGCAGAACTAGCAGCAAACGAAAAACCAGCGCTATTTCCAATAAAAGTATTTGCCCCACCAAGCACATTCGTATACCCCGCCTGATACCCTACTGCTGTGTTGTAAGATGCTGTGGTGTTGTTGACTAAGGCTTGGCAACCAAGAGCTGTGTTAAATCCACCTGTTGTATTATGATAAAAAGCATTTACACCAAAAGCAGCATTGTAACTACCAGTAGTATTTGAGTAAGAAGAAAAATTACCAAAGGAAGCGTTTTGTTGTGATGTTGTGTTTGAATACAAAGCATTAGCACCAAAAGCATCACATTGAGTGCCAGTTGTATTTGTATAACCAGCTTGATAACCTACCGCTGTGTTATATCCACTTCCGCTGTTAGCCCCAGCAAGAGCTGATGATCCAACCGCAGTATTGTTTGATACAGACCCCGCACCCAGTCCAACAGTAAGACCGTGAATAGTAGCGTCATTGTTTAAGCTCACAACCTGGCTAGAGCTTATCGTCAGCGCAGTAGTAGGAGTAGCCCCTGTCTGAATAACAAGTGATCCAGATGTGTCTGGTACTACGTTGTACGCAGTATTTGATGTGGTGGATGCCGAAATGGTCGTTGCCATAATCTTTCCTTAAATAATAACTTGTCTGCTACCAGCTTGCAGAGTGAATGTAACTCCTGCCGTAACACCCCAAGGACCAATTGATACCACATTAGCACCTGAAGGTACTACCGTATTTTGTGTGACCATGTTTGCCATTGATATGACACCGTTACTTGCGTAGATCTCAGGAGCTTGTAACTGACCTGTAGATGGTGTGTAAAGGTAGTTTGCGTTACTTGTGTAGACAACCTGTGCCGTGCCAGATGTTGCGTGCGCGAACAGTGGATAAACCGCTGTGGCAGTCGTTGTGTCGTTCGTGATAGATGAGCCACCAACAGAGTACCAACCCGCCACGCTTGCGACCTCGCTGTACCCCTCAAATTGCTTAGTCGTCGTGTTATATCGGATCATGCCCTCCACTGGAGAGCTTGGCTCTTGAGCTGTTGTGCCTGCGGGCAGCGTTACTGCCCCGGTGCCAACAAAAATACCCGCCGCGGCGTTTGCGCTGGCCAGGGTCGTCACCGTTCCAGAGGCGTTCTTGAAGAACAAGATGCCATCATAATAGTTCAGCGCCAGCTCAGCGCCAGTTGTGCCGCTAGTTAAATTGGCAGCCGTGGGCGTATGCCCAGTAGTTCCACTGGCGTACAGTAGTATTGGCGTGTATCCGCTTTGTGCCATGTTATGTTCCTCTTAATTAAAATGCGCCGCCGGCTATGCCAGCAACTGCCTGTATGGGTCCGCTCGCCGGGATGATCATCGCATCCGCGCCGCCGTTCACCGCGAATCTGATCGCGTTACTGGTCGTCGTACCGAACAGCAAATCCGCCGTCGTTGATGTCAGGTACACCATGTTCGGCGCGTTAAAGCTGTTCGTTCCTGCGACCCCGGTCCAGCCTGAGCTGTTCATACCGTAGTCGCCATAGTACGTTGTCGCCGTCCCTAGGTTGTTGCTCACAACGTAGTCCGAGGACGCCGCCGCGCCGTTGTTCGTGTTCTGCAGCACGAGCTGGTTGTACGTGTTCACGCTCGACGTGTACGACGCAAAAATGTTCACATCAGAGTAGCTCAGCGTGCCGTAGCTAAACGCCCCCGCGCTGAGCGATCCGGTGATCGTCTCCGTCGCGGTGTACTGCGGAGCTGTTAGCGTTGTGCCGTTAAACGTGAACCCGGAGCTTGACTGAAACGCGCCGGTGCCGTTACCGTACGGCACGTAGTTCGCGGTCAATGATATCAATCCCGTGCCGCCGTTTGCGACCGGTGTCGTGCCAAGCAGGCTCAGTAGCTGCGCGTTTGTCGCAGCGCTTACGTTACCGCTCGTGTTGTTCGCGTACATGAACCCGGTCAGGCCACCAACCTGCAGGTTTGTCGTGCTCACGTTTGTGAATGACTCAGACGTTGAGCCTGGTATCTTTTGCCACACGCCGCCGTCAAAGATAGCCCAGTCGCCTACGTTCCAGTTCGAGACGCCGTTCAGCGTCGTCGTTCCCGCAACAGACACCACGTAGTAGTACCCCTGCGTGCCCACGCTGGATGTCAGCGTTGGCGTGTTGGTTGACGCGTTCCACGATCCCTGGTACGACGGCGCGTTCGTTGATTGCGTTGACACACTTGTCACGCGGCCATCTGATCCTACCGTGATCACCGGTATCACTGACGAGGATCCGTACGTGCCCGCCGTCACACCGCTGCTCGCCACGTTCAGCGTTACCGCCGCCGATCCGTTGTACGATGATGACGTGCCGCTTAGGCTGGAGCCAAAGGTCAGCGCGTTGGGTGCCACGGCCGTTACGGTTGTTGAGCCTCCCAGGCTCACCGAGTTGCCGTTGATCGTTATCGAGCTGTTCGCCAGGTAGCTGTTCGCTATTGGCGTTGCGTTCCATGTGCCGGTCGTTACCGTGCCAAGCGTTGTGACGCTCGTAGATCCTGCTGTTGGTGCATAAGGCAGCGCCGGTATATCAGCCGCGACGATCGCCCTAAATGTTGGTGCACCTGCGGTTCCGTTTGGGGCCGCTAAAAAATAGTTCGCTGTCTTGCTGGCGTATGGATTCTGAGTGTCACCATACCCTGTGGCGAGCGCGATCGTGATCGGCGCCGAGCCGTTGTAGCTTGACCCGCTGAGGCCCGTGCCGATTGTTAGCGCGTTGGGCGCCACGGCCGTTACAGTCGTTGAGCCACCTAGGCTAACTGAGCTACCATTAATTGTTACAGAGCTATTTGCCAGCTGAGCGTTCGAGATCGTGCCGCTCAGCGCTGTTGTTGGTATGGTGCTCGATGCAGTAAAAGCGCTTGTGCCGTTACCGATCAAGTACCCCGTTAAGGAGTTGGCCCCAGATCCACCGCTGGCCACGTTCAGCGTGCCAGCCAGCGTCACCGCGCCAGTTGTGCCGGTCGACGGCGTTAGCCCTGTCGACCCGGCTGAGAATGATGTCACGCCGCCAGTGCTCGCCGCCCAGGCCGGTACACCACCCACTAGCGTCAGCACGTAGCCGTTCGTGCTCGGGTTCAGCTCCGCCAGTGCGCTTGAGCTGCTCGCGTAGAGCAGCGCGCCGGTTGTGTACGTCGAGAGCCCCGTTCCTCCGCTCGCCGCGCTCAGCGTGCCACCAAGCGTCAGTGTTCCCGCTGATGTGATCGGACCGCCAGTAAACGTCAGCCCGGTTGACCCGCCAGAGCCAGAGACGCTCGTCACCGTTCCAGTGCCCGCAGCCACCCATTGCGTTTGGTAATCTACGTTGCTTATCTTGCTGAGCACCTGCCCAGTGAGCCCACCGGCAGGTACACCTTGCCCAGTTGGCCCTTGAATTCCTTGCGCTCCCTGCGGACCCGTTGCCCCCGCGGGCACCGTAAAATTAAACACCGCCGCGCTTGATGTGCCTGAGTTGGTCACCATGGCGCTGCTGCCCGCTGCGCCCGTGTTGGTCGTGCCGATCGCTATCGTGGCCGCCGCACCGGCTGCGCCCGTGGCACCCGTAGCACCCGTAGCCCCTGTCGCTCCAGTTGGGCCCTGAGGCCCTGTCGCGCCTGTTGCACCAACAACGGTGCCAACGTCAACCGAGCCGCCAACTGAGTTGGTCAGTATCAGGTCGCCGTTACTGTTAATCTGTGCCTGCACGTACCCAGGTATCGGACCAACTGATTGGTTCGTGCCGTCGCTGTAGTAGAACACCAGATCACTTCCCGAGAAGCCAACGCTCGTGATCAGCTTGCCCGGCGAGACCGCATTAGCGACCTGCTGCACCAGCGCCTGCTTTGTGATCCCGTCCTGCACAACGGCCAACGCCTCTGTGCCGCTTAGCGTGTACGCGACCGGTAGCTGTGTTATCGACTGATTGGCCATTACTTGGGTTTCGTGTTCAGGTCGCCCGAGGCGCCTGAGTAAGTATCATTACCGTCAATAAAGAAATTGTTCCCGTCCTGCGTGAGCAGCTGGTTGTTCTGTATCGCAACCGACTGATCAGGTCTCGGAAATCTGAGCGCAATGTTCTCTGTTTGGATCGCTGGTAATCTCCAGGGATCGAAGTCGTCTAGGTCTTCTTTACAGACCCGCATCCCGGGGAAGTTGGGATCGGGCATCAGATCTACGTACGCGAACTTTCTGCTGCAGCGATCACAGATCGCCACAGACAGAACACTATTTCCTCGCGTGTCAATGTAGACCGGCATTACAGTGCGGTGGCAAGCGCCTGACCGTCGTTCTGAACTAAAATACCGTAAATGCTAATCGACACCGCGCCGTTAACACCACCACCACTGGATTGTGCTTGCCACTTAATGTCCGCACCCCCCGGGAAGCCAAACGGAACCGTTCCGTCATACGACGCAGGGGCGTTCACAATAACCTGTTGCACCGCCGTAGTGTCCCCTTGGTGCACGATTGTGTAGCCATTTAGCACTTTGGTTGTCGCTAAATTATAGGTCGTTTGTTGGCGAACCGTTGCAAAATTTGATGAAGAAAAACTAGAGTTAAGCGATTCAAGGTAACGATAAAACGTGTAGCCATTTGGAACAGTGTACACTGCCATTTGCGTAAAGCCAATGCCTGGGTTGACGTACGCGTAAACCGTGCTGCCGCCTTGCGTTGCTTTGATTGTGCCTACGTTGGTTCCATTCGTCACGTACAGGCCGTTAACCCTGTAGTACGAGTTAACCGATGTAACCGCGGTCGTGCCGTTTAGCGCAATAATTTCAGTGAGAACATTGAAATTTGAATCCAAGCCTAAAATTTGAACGTTCAAAGACGTTCCGTCGGAGGCGCTTGTGCTAACCAATTGCAGTTGAGCCGCGCTAGTTGGAAACACATAATCTGTACCACCAGTTGTGGAGCCTTCCCAAATCGCTTGCTCCACGTTACCTATGGCTGTGCTGTAGCCAAAAATATTTACGCCTTGGTGCCCCATGATTTGGTGGCGAGCGATTTGAAGATAAAGATCTTCAAAGCGACCCATTTTGGTGATGGACTCGATTGGGTATGGCGTTGCTTGTAGATTAGATATTAAATTTGATGACATAATTAATCCCTTAAAGTTAAAAGCGGGGGCATTTCACCCCCTCAGGTACTTAATTATGTATTGGTGTAGCCTTGACCAACGTTGGTGATAGAGCCATCGAAGTTACGTGCAACATAGTCAACCTTAATCACGCCGCCTAATGTGCCTGTGATCGCGCTGATCGTTGCTTGTGAGTAAGTGATGGTTGCATCTACGGTTCCGACCAAAGCCAAAGCCGCTGCGGCTGTTGTGCTGTTTGTTGGCACAAACTGAATCTGACCGCCAGAAGTTGTTGGTGTAATTGTTCCAACGGCTGTGGCGTTTACGTACACAGTGATAACGCCGCCAGTCAGAGCTGAAGGTGCAGATGTTTGGTACAACGTGAAGTTGTCGATGATCGCGCCGGCGGGGATTGTCACAGGCGTTGCTGTGGTTTGGCCGATGTTGAACATAGGTAAAATCACTGCGCCAGATGTCGTGGCCGTAATATTTGTAAAAGATTGAACTTGACTGATCTGAGCCACGCCAGTGTTGTCAGGAGCAATAACGCCATTATTTGTTGGGTTATTGTACTTATAGACGCGAAGTGGTTGGTTAAAGGTTACTGACATTTTATTTTCCTATATAGAGGGTGTCCCACTCAGTCGCTATATCGTAGCCCCGGGAAGCAATCGGGGCCCTGTTGGGGATTATTCTTCCTATTAATATTAATGCAAAATAATTACATTCTGCGCCCTAAAAACAAAAAAGCCCGCAAGCTGCGGGCTCTTTATTTAATGCGGATTACTCTTCGTCTTCATAGAGCTCCCACTCCTCGGACTCTTCGTCAAAGTAGTGCCAAGAATCATCCACCTCATCGTACCACCACGCGGTGCCCTCGTCGTCGAACTCCACGCCATCGTCCTCGTCATCCTCAAATTCAAACTCAAACATAGGAGTCAGCGTGTCCAAGAAGTTCTGCAGAAAGGTCAGATCCAACTCAAAAGGCGCTGAAATGGTTAAAGTTATGCCGTTTACTTCGATTACAAATTCCATGTTGTTTCCTTATTAGTTTATGTTATACTTATTGCTCTTCTTTACGTTATCGGAGCCCTCGATGACTCTTAAATTAGCGTACACGTGCAAACCGGAAACGAGTTTGCCCTGTAATGGAATTATATGGTCAACGTGGTACTCTACACCTCTCGCAAGTGTGTACATTGCGGCCACAGAGTAAAGAGCATTTATTCTTATTTTTTCGTCTTCTGTGACCCAATTCGGGGTTCTTTGAAGTTGCGCTGCTCGCCTTTTTGCTTCATATGACGCGCGCTTATCTTTATTTTTAGCCCACCAGTTTTTATTTATGGTGTTATGTTGCTCTCTATTTTCTTCGCGCCATTTTGCTTTTTTGATGGCATCTTTTTCTGGGTTAGCTAAGGCCCAAGCACGAGCTCGTTCTTTGGTGAGCTCTTTATTGCGCTCATACCATTCTTTTTGCAATCTTTTTGCGTTTTCTTGATCTCGTGCCATTTCGACAGTATAACACAAAAAGGCTACCTTGTGAGTAGCCTTTTTGTTTAGTTAATTACGATTATAATCCGGCAGTACCGAAAATATTTCTCGCATCGTGCCATCCTGTGGCGTAACGCTCTGTCGCTTTGTAGCGCATAGAGTCAGTCTCAAAATCGCCTTCCATCGATTTCTCCATGGGGCGGCGCATTACGAGCATGAGTCCGTTTTCTGCGTCAGTTTGAATAAACCAAGCCTTGCTGGAGCTCAAACGGGTCACTACGTGAGCGCCCTTAGGAAGCATACCAGTTGACTTGATTGGGTTCAAATCGTTGTCAGCTGTACCTGAGCGGAGAACAGACTTGAGGATAACCTCTGCCTGGAACTCGAGCGCTGGAGGAACAACCAATTGCTCTGCCTTAAGACGAATACGCTTACCATTGTTGTCAATAGCTGAGCGGATTTGAATCAAGAGCTGCTCAACGGATGTTTGGCTCATAGAAGCAGCTGTAGACAACTGATTGCTGTATGATCCACCGTTGGCCACTGGGTGAGCTGTGTTGATCAGCGTTACGCCGTCACCACCAACGTAGCCAGATGTGAACGCGAAGTTCAGAATATTGGCACACAAAGTTTCTTTTGTCTCAATCATGGACTGAGCTAAGTGCTTTGCGAATGTTGAGCCGATACGGATGTGGTCACCGTCTTCCATCAACACTTTGGTCATGGCGTATGCCAAACCATAGATTTGATAGATGAAACGTGTGATGTACAATGTACCACCTTGATCGTAGCTCACTGGAGTGCCGTCAGGCATTGCAGGGGCTGCGTTCATACCATAGAGCATTACCTCTTCATGGTAGTTACGTGGGATACCTTGGATCTGTTCTACAAATCCTTTCCACTCGTCATCGCGTTGCTCATAAACACCATCAAAGACTTCGTTGATAATCGGTTCGACTACCGCACGAAAGTCCGTACTGCGCATTGGGGTTGCCATGGCTTATCCTTTCGTTAAATTATTAAACCGATACAGACGGAGCTGCGAAGGTATTGTTGCTGATCTGTACTTGAACGATTGTGAAAGCGTCGCCCCATTGGTTTGTGTTACCAGCGGGATAAGCAGCCTCACGACCCAGTCCAACTACGCGAACTTGACCTTGGTTTCCAGATCCAACGGCTGTTGCAAGCAAAGCAGTTGTAGAGAAACCAGCACCACCCACACCGATAGCGTAGCCATCAGTTACAGTAGAGCCTGCAGTTGTGTCAAAGTTATACTCAGTGCCGATTGCAGCAGATGTAATGGAACCATTACACTGGATTTCGTACACAAGAGCTGGGTCAGAGAAGATCCAGAACACGATGTTTGTAGCTGAAGCTAAAGTAGTCAATGAAGCATACTTAGCTACAGATCTACGACCATCAGAGTTGGTGTACTCGACGCCGTTGAATACGCCGTATACCTTACCGCTAGATGCAGTTTGGTTGGCGATTGTTAATTGACCTGAGCTGGTGAGAGCGACAGGCTGGAACTCATAAAATGATTGTCCGCTGGTCAATGAGTATGGAGCGCTATAAGTCGTGCCAGGGACGAACGTGTTAGTACCAATGAATGGCACCGCACGGTCTAATCCGCTTGGGTGATATACAGGCTTCAGACCAAAGGGTTGAAATGTTGCTGACATAAAGTCAATTTCCTTTGTTGTTGAAGTTTATTATGAAAAGTGAACATTTTTATTGTTCGCTCTTTGTGTTTCTTTCTCCATTTCCAAAAGACCGCCCTCCAATAAGGAACGTCCGCCACGCTTACTGTCCGCCGTCTCACGCACTTGCGCGGTGATATTGCGTTGGTGCTCGAGGGGATCCTCGAGGTGTAGCATGCGCATAACTTCTTGATAAACGTCTTCTGGTAACTTGAAAAGAATCATCTCGTTACAAGACACACAGCCTTCAAACTTGCCCGAACTCATCTTACCAAGCGATGCAAAGCCATTTCCTAATTCCGCGGCTTTCACTGGTTCATAGCCCAACGCTATACGTTTGTCGATACTGTCATATGAGTTGGTTGTTGACAACCAACACAGGTGATACCCAGGTATTGTTCCACCTGGAATATCAGGGAGTGCACTATTCGCCCATTTGTCTCTGAACGCATCCAGGCGCTCACGACGTGCTGCACTATCGGGGTCCGTAATCAGTTTACGGTCCGCTACCTCTTGGACTCGATCGGCAAGGCGATCATCTAAGTCCCGTTTAATTCTTGTGTTTGCCATTTGGATTACCCTTTATTGTTGCGGTCATACGCTGCGTACGCCCGGATCATTTTGTTTCGTCGCTCGACATTGTCCCACGCACCAGCGTCCTTAATCGCCTGAACTCTTTCACGGCTGAGCGTGATCGTGTTTGGCTTTGCGCTGCTCTCGTTGGAGACTCTACTGGATGCGGTTGGTCCCGCTCTCCTGGTGGAGCCTTGCGCACTGGTCTTTGCGTACCTGTGCGGCAAACGTGCCGATAAACGATTGTCAAGCTCGGACCAGTACTCGGAATCCGCTGGATCCCATCCGTCTGCCGCAAGCTCTTGATCTATTACCTTGGCAATCCTACTATCTGTGTCTCTAGCATCGGGGTCAAACCATGAGTTTTTCTTCAACCATGACGCCGCGTTTCTTTGAACGTCCTCTGCCATTGGCGTTGGCACGTTCTGCGCTGGCTTTTTGACTGCCTCGAGTTGCTGTTTCTTAAAGTGCTGCATCTGGTTGAGTCGCTGTTTTGCATCAGTCAACTGCTCCAAATACTCTACCTGAGCCGCCGCGTCACCTGCCTGCGCTGCCTGCAACATCTTCATCTTTGCATATTCGACTCTAGTGGCTTCATCCTCCACTGCCTTGTCGATCTGCGCGATTCTTAACGATGCTGCTCCGTTTTCTAAACGTGCCAGTCGGTTAGCTAGTTCTTCGTTGCGTTTCTCAAGTGAACTTATCTTGTGTCTGGCTGACGCCTCGCGCTGCTTAGAAAGCTCTTTCTTCAGCCTGCGCTCTTCGCGTCGAGCCTCGCGAATCTTTTCGCGTTCCTCTTCCGATTCATCCTGATCGTGTGAGTCTGATCCACCATCGTCGTGATCATCACCCTCACCATCGTCGTGATCGTGCGACTCATCGCCGTCACCATCACCCTTAGATTCTTTTTTGAGCTCGTCCTCGTTCTCAAACTCGTCCTGCTCATGTGGCTCGACCTTAATTAGTGCGGAGCCATCTGCCTGTTCCTTAACAGGGATGTTTTTCTTTTCATTTGCCATACTTTTCTCTCAAAAGTTAATCTACAAACGCTTTCATCTTCTGAGCGTAGTCAAAAGACTTAATCGTAGAGATAATTTCACGGGCCTGCAATGTGATGAACACCACGGGTGCTCCTTCATCGTCAGGGCTCACAACAAATCGGTCACCGCCGTATTTTATTGTTCTTACCAAGTCCCCAATGTTGCACCATGGGCCTTCGGGCCAGGGCTCAAGCGTATCTGGGTTCTTGTACGCCAAAGGTCCTATTTGGATTACCTTGGCTACCGTTTCATTAAATCTTAACGTTTGCTTGGTCTCATCAACTAATATGATGCCACCTTTGCTGGTTGTTTTTTCGCGTCTGAGCTGAACTAAGACTCGATCACCAGCCACTTGGATACCCACATCGATATCAGGAAAGCACTCCTTCTCTGATCTTAAATCGGGTTCGTCCTTCTTATTGAAGTCATACGCTGCCATACGGCAATCTCCTTAAAGCCATTCGGCTTAATCTTCATCATCTTCCGTCAATATGGAATTTATAATGTCAAGGGTTTCAGTAAACCCTTCAATTCGTCCTATCAGTCTCTGATAGTCTTCATATGAGTTGACATTAACGCCAGCCGTGACGGCATCGGCCAGTTTTTGTTTTTCAGCGCTAATCTCGCCGATTAATTTAGAAACTGGGTCTCTCATATAAATAATAATGCATTGGTTTTATTAATCCGCCCCAAATGCAATAAAAAGTATTAATAAAAGTTGCCGCCACCGATGCGATTCAGGTTCAAATCTGGACCAATTTTCTTGCCAGGTGTCAGCTTAACCTGAGCGGCGCCAACTTTCCAGTTGTTGTCGCGGTGCGAGCCGCCCTTACCCTTGTCGATGTCGGTCTTGCCGGTATCTCCGGCGTAGCCTGGCGTGCCGGTCATTTTGTATGCCTTGCGAAAGCCTAGTTCTTTTTCCATTATTGTCCTTCAGTGGGTTGTTGTGTTTGTGGTTGCGCCGCTATCTGGGCCATCGCGTGCTGGTGCGCCTGATCGGCTTGCTGCATCTGCTGCTCGTGCTGCTGGGCGGCTTGTCTTAGCTGAGCGCCCTGCTGAGCGGCTTGCTGCGCTGCCTGCTGCGCCATCTGCGCCTGGTGCTGGAACGCCTGCTGCTCAATCTCCAGCCCGTGCTGGTTAATATCTGTCTGCGCCTCGTGCGATGCCTCTAGTGCGGTCTGGTTTTGCTCGTGCGCCATGGCCATCTGGTCAGATGTCAGGCCAGCCTGAGCGGTGATGCTCGCGACCCTCTCTCTTGACGAGTTGTTGATGTCCGCCATAGCAATCTGCGTTGCGTTGCGCTGCGAGTCAATCTGTGACTGCGTTGCGTACTTGGTCTGCAGGTCCTGAACCTTCTGCTGCAGCTCCGCCACCTTGATTTGGTACGCTTGCTGCTCTTTTTGCATCTCGAACTGCAGGTTCTGCTGCGCCTCAGTAGCCTTGCGCTGCGTCTCGGCCATCTGCGTCTTCAGAATAACCTGCGCCGTTGGGTCTTGGCCCGCTGCCTGTGCCTGAGCTGCCTGCTGAGCCTGAGCGACTTTTTGCGCCAGCGCGTTAACCTGCTGCATGATCTGCTGCATGTTCATCTGCGCGTCCTCGTTGACCATCTGAGAGGCCAGCGCGATCGCTTGCTGCGCGTCTTGGTTGATCGGCTTCTCGGCGTGCAGGTCGAGAACGTCTCGCCCGCCAGCGGCCTGCGCTACGTAAGAGCGCATGTTTTGTAGGTAGTGCAGCGTTAAGTGCTGCTTTATGTGCTCTAAGGCGTGCGGTGAGAATGTTGGCCCGATCACAGGGCTTCCGCCATACGCCGGGCTGTTTGCATACTCCAGGTGCACCTTAATGTGCGCAATATGGTCCTGGTCTGGGTACGCCGCCGCGGGTCTTCCCATGGTCATGGACACGTTCTCGAGCGCTGGATTGGACTCAGACGCCCCGAGTGGGTTCGGTAGCACCTCATCAATCGCCGTGATCTTCATCTGCTGCATCACCCGGCGGTAGATCGCGCGCAGGTCGAACATTCCAGGTGGCGCACTTGTCGCCATCTGCAGGATAGCCTGGTTCTGCGCAAGTCTTTGCGTCTCAGAGAAAATATTGGGGTCTGATACGGGCCTGACGTCGCTGTTGTACGCAAAGTCACGTACCTCGATCTCCTCGCCGCACTCATTGTCCATCTCGTCCAGGTACCAGTGATTGATACGGGAGATGATCTTGAGCGACTTAGCCTGCGATCTGTGCAATCTGGCGTGGATGCTTGAGAACACCTTGGCGCCTTGCTCGATGAGCGCCTGCGTCGTGCCAACTGGCGTGTTATTGTTCGTGTCGGATATCTTTTCCTCAGAGGTCGTCACAACGCCCTTAGCCGCGTCGGTCAGCCAGCCCAGCAGATTGTAGAGCACGCTTGACGGCGCGTTGAACGGCATCGGCATGGCGATCTTACGGATGTCATCAACACCCGGAGCGCCTTCGATCTCCATTACCTGAGTGGGTTCAATCCTATCACTTTGTCCAGATATGCGTCCGCCCTTGAGCTTAAGCATAGTCTGGCTGTTGCTGATGTGAGCAGAATCAAGGAGAGCCCTAAGAGTGCCAGTAAGAGCAGCGGCAAGACCGCCAATAAGATGAGGTAGTCCGATAGCGTAAGCGCCACGCCAAGGAATGAATTTAAACTCGACGTACCAGTCGAGCTTCTCAAGTTTCTCATCGTTAGACTCCCAGTTCCTGCGCAGGGCCAGCACCTTAGAGCTGGACTCATCAATCGTTAAAATGTACGGCGCGCGGCGACCGTTGGTCAGCGGATCATTCTCCAGGCGCAAGAAGCACGTGATCTCGTACACCCGGCGCAGCCCGTCAATGTTCTTGGAGGGCATGTCCTTGCCCTCGATCTTGTCGTTCGCCTGCTCAGAGCTTGTCTGGTTGTTCAGCGGTGTGTCGGACGAGTAGTTCGAGTCAATGTCACGGTAGTCACCGTTCTCGATACGTGACAGGTACGTGTCCTCTGTGATGTCCTGGATCTCGGTGGCCCTTGGGGACGTGTAGAAGTTCGTCGTTGAGTACGGCAGCAGAATGTTATCAATCGGCACCCACTCACACGTTGGGCGTCTTTGCTCTGCGTCAAATCGCCACTTCAGGAACTGCGAGCCGCCCAGCGGCAGCTGAGTGAGCAGCTGCTCCATCTCGTCGCGGTACTCTGGGATCTGCTCGGTGAGCTGCCAGTTTAGGAACGTTACCTTGCGGTCCGCTACCTCTTCCTTGGCCTTGTTCGCCTCGCCCTTGATGTTTGACTTAACAATGCCCTCAGGCGGCAGCAGCTCTTTGGCGGATGACGCGCCGAAGTCAACGCAGGCCTCCGCCATGATTGGGTGAACGACTTTGGAGGCTCCGTTAAACGTGGCTCCTCCGGGCGCGTCCTTGCCTAATCCAGTGCGACGAAGCCCGTCCTCGTACTGCTTATCTCTTTGCTTGCGCGCCTCTGTGTCGACGTCAATAAAATCCAGAAAGTCGTTCGCCAGCTTATCTAGCTCGCTCTCCTCAAGCTCATCCGCCATGTTGGCGTAAAAGTCTGGGTCCTCCTGTGGCCCCTTACCCTGCTTCAGGTTGATCACAACCGATCCATCATCAAGCTCGATGACCTCCTGATCCGCGGTTTCTTCGTCCAGGCCAAACTCGTCCTCGTACTCGCGAACCTCTTCGTCCTTGGCCGTATCTTGGTCAATTTGGCTTAGCGCGGGTTTGTTTCTGCCCGCCTGGATCTCTAGTTTAGGTTGTGCCATTTGTTATTTGGTAGGTAAGTAGCCCATAGCCTGCCGCTTAGCAAGCTCCTCAGGCTCATTTGTGTTTAGATCTTCGGTGTACGTCGCCAGCTGAGCTGGCACGGATAATTTCATCGGGGTGTAGACCTGCGCTAGGTCACCAAGGCCCTGCAGCGCGTGGCCCCATTTTTGTGCGGCGACAGCCTTCGCTGTCTCGTACAGCGGGTCCAGCGCGAACACATGCCCAAAGTGCGGCGCAGCCTTGCTGATCATTCCGCCGTCTGCCGCGGCGAGTCCGCCGCCGGCCATGCGCTGATTACGAATTTCACCGCCCGTTGATTTGCTGATGTCCGGGTTGGTAATGTCATATGTGCCCTGGTTGCCGATCGCTGATTTGATGCGCCGTGGGTCAAACACGCCCAGGTTCTTAACATTACCCTCGCTCATGTACATCGCGTCATGCCCAAGATCTTTTGCGGCACGTATTACGTCAGGATGCTCAATTGCGGGCCAATCGCCCTGCGTTAATTCATAGCGCCGAGCGTTTATTGCGTCTTGACCACCTGGCAATTTACCCATTTCGCCCAATTTGGACAACATGGCCTCTACGTGTGCTGGGTTTTCATAATCGAACGGATTCTTAACCTGCACATGCAGTGGATACATTGCAGGCGCATAATGCAAACCGCTCATTGCGTATTCACTAGCAAATTCTGGGCTCGGTGACAAAAATGTCATTTCACGGCCGTTAACTCCTTCATCAGGATTGAACTTGCTGATCCCATGATCTGTAAACTTGTTCAATGCCTGAGTGTATGACATGTCGCCGTTTCTGTAGCTTTTTGGTGGGCGACCCGAATTTCCATGGAAGAATAGCCCGGGATCTGCGCTTTGCTCAAGAAACTTAGCTAAATTTGCATCTCGAAGTTTTTGGGCGGCAAATTTAGCCAACTTTGGCGCATTTTCTGCCAACTCGCTCACCATCCCCGCTACGCCGCCGCCGGCCATGTGCGTGGGCTCAACCACGCTCGGAAAATCTGTGCTGCCGCCCATCGCGTAATGAAACCTTGGCGGCTCGTAATTGCTGTAGATCATCGCCGCCACCATATCCGCAGGGGACA